CCATCAGCTCTTCGTACGTCACCATGTAGCCGAGGCTGTAGGCGATGTGCTGGAAGCGGGTGATGATGCCCTGCGACTCCGAGTCGAACGTGCCGCTGTTGCCTTCCGGCTTGACGGTCGCCAGGCCGTAGCCGGTGATCTGCACGTTCTCCTCGTAGGCACGCTCCGAGGTGTCCCAATCGTACAGATCGGTGTACTCGGCGGCATGGCCGTTGTAGACCTGGCCCCAGGTCGCGCGGACCCCAGGCCAAAGCAGTTTCGGGTGCGAGCCGGTATTGATGACGCCACCAGGCATGGTGTTCTCCTTGTCAGACGCCAGCCGCGATGCAGCGGTAGACGTGGTTGTTGATGAGGACGCTCCACTTGGCGTAGGCGCCGAAAGCGTTGTTGGGGATCTGACGCAGACCCATCAGCTTGACGTCGAGCGTGGCCGTGCCAGCCTCGGTCGTGTTGGTCAGCAGCCAGCCGGACTGGTAGCCCGAGTTGGTGCCAGCGACCAGGTTGCAGTTCAGGCCAATGGCCGTCGCTGCCAGCGCAGTGCCGGTGCCGATCTCCTGGACCTCGAAGATGATGTTCGGGTCGTCCGCCACGAGGACATAGTAGTCCTTCGTCTTGGTCGCCGGGATCACCGTCGTGTTCAGGTTGGTCGGGTCAGCCGACATGCCGCCGTAGGTCAGGCCGCCTGCACCGACGATGGCACCAACCAGGCCGGAGCCGGGCGTGGCGAGGACGACGCCGGGGACACCTTGGGTGTCGCCAGTGCCGTTCAGGGTCACCGGGTCGCCGATCGCGTAGGCGTTGGTGTCAGACGAGGGAATGTGGTACCGCCGGGCCTTGCCGTTCCAGGGCGCGCCGCTGAGGTACTCGACCGGGACGAGCCCGGCGGGAGCGTTGTTGTTGGCCACTTAAGACCTCCGTGGAGTAAACATGTTGCGATTCTCACCGCGCGAGTAACGCTGCGAAGCGTCCATGCCGCTTTCGGTGAAACCCTTGTCGCCGCGCAGCTGCCCAGCGATTTGCTCGTGCCGGTCGAAAACGAGTTCTTCGTCCTCGAGCCAGAGTTCTTTCTTGATCTTCATCAGGTACAAGCGGCCGGCTTGGCCCGGAGCGTCATCGCCTCCGGCGGCCACGCTGACGCGAGTGCCCAGGTCGGTGTTGCCATCGACATCGTAGCTGGTTGCCAGGCCATGCCCGTTGAGCACGAGTTCATCGCGCTCGACGAAAGTGTAGCCGGCATTGAGGGCTTGCTGGATGCGCTGGCCAGTCCCACGGAACCAGTACAGGACGTAGCCTGGGATCTCCGGGACAGACAGCTTGAGGGTGGGGAGGGCCATCGGGATGCGACGGCCGGCGGCCCGCTCAGGCGGGTTGGCTGGGTTGACGAGGGTTTCGGGCTTGATGGGGTCGGTCACGGTCATTCTCCGGAGAAGTAGTCGGCAGCGTAGGCAGCTTGCCAGGAGGCGAGATCCTTGTGGGCACGGCCAGGGCCGACAAGCTTGCTGGCGTAGCTGTCGCACGCCTGCTTTGCGTCGGCCGGCAGATCGGCGTAGGTCTTCTGGCGACCGCCAGATCCTCCACCACCCGAGGGGCCACGACCGCCCTGCACCTTGTCGGTGCCGCGGGCTGGCGGGTCCAAGTACTCGGCCATCTCAGCGTCAATGGCGTCATAGAACGCTTTGCCTTTGAGGCTGGGCTGCTTGCTGCGGAGTTCCTCGGCAATGCCAAGGGTCAGACCGCGAAGCCGGGGGTTGCTGGCGAACCAGCTATTGTTGGCTGACCAAGCGGTGAAGTCCGGGTCCGCGGGGGCAGCAGGAGCGGCGGGCGCAGCCGGCTTGGGGGCCGGTGCAGGCGCAGCTTGGGCCGTGCGGATTTTGGTCAGCTCGTCTTGGATTTCGACTTCCGCTTCGACGTCACCGTCTTCGCGGGCTTGCTTGAGTTGCTTGACGAGATCTTTCTTGGCTTTCTCGACCTGACGCGCCGTGTCCTCGGTGTGGTAGCGCTTCAACTCCTCGATGGCTTCTTGGGAAGCCTGAAGGAGACGCTGCGTTTCCGTGAGGGCGGCACGAGTTTCTTCGACTTGACCGCGAAGCTTCTCGCGGTCAGCGCGCAGGATCGGGATGAAGTTCTCGCCCCGCGAGACAAACGTCTCGGCGTCCACCCACTTGGAGGTGTCGCCACGGAACTCTTCCTTCGGACGCCAGCCCATCTCGCGGGCGGCTTGCTCGACTTCGGTGCTCATGCCGGCGCTCCTTCGTGCGTGATCGCGGCGAAGATGTCGCGGTCGTTGACGATGCGGTACAGGCGGCCGTCGGCTGGGCCGGTGAGGGCGTAGCCAGACAGACGGGCGATGAGGACCTTGTCGCCAACCTTGGCACGCGGCTGGGTCTCGTTCAGCCAGCACTCCGGCCCCACCTCGACAACGACAGCGCGCTGCTCGACGAGCACTTCGCCCTTGCGGACGGACTCGGGAACGAAGATGATGGATTCCTTGCGCTCGGGTTCGTAGTACTCGACGAGCACTGCGCAGCCGAGGGGACGGACTCCGCTGGTGTTGGTGATTGCTTGGGTCATTGATCTGGCTCCGAAAGAAGTTGGTCTAGCTCGAGGGAAAGAAGGGTTGAAAGAACTTCACACTGGCCGACAGCATTGGCAGTGAGAAGGGCGGTTTGCTCGGACGTTGCGGCGGTAAAGCCGGCGTTAGCCCATTGCTCCTTCAAGGCCTCCCGCTGCAGGCGCAGGTAGCGATTGAGGCGCACCGTCATCGGGTGCCCCAGCCAATCGTTGTACTGCTCCAGCATCGAGGGGTCGACGATCTGGCTCACTTTGCATCTCCATTAGCTTGAGTAGCTGGTCAACACGACCACGAATGCTCTCGTCGCGCGACTTCATTGCAGCGAGAGCGGTTTGCATACGGACGATTTCTTTGTTGTCGATCTCGCCTTCTGCTTGGGCCAGCAGGTGGATCACCTGGGCTTGGATCTTGACCATTTCCGCCTGGTTGAGGCGGCGGTCTTCCATGAGGGTGGCTGCGAATTCCTGCTGAGCGTTCTGCAGCTTGGCCATCTCGAGCTGAGTCTTCATCTCGGCGACAACGATACGCGGGTCTTTGGGCTGGGTGGCCGGGTCGAAGCCCTTGTAGAACTGCTGCGGGTTGTCCACTCGCAAGGATTTGAGGAAATTCAGCTCGACAGCGGCCGGGTCGTAGCCGGGGGTGGTAGAGGCGCGGCCTGCGATGGCAGAAGCGCGCATGAAACGCTCGCTGTCAGACACGATGTTGGGGTCGGCAGCTGGACAAATGTCGTTGGGGTCGTAGAGGAACAAGTGGCGATACTTGACAGGCGCAAACATGGCATTCAGGATGTAGAGTTTGCGGAACTCTTCCTTCATGGCACGCCAAGTGCGCTTGAAAATGGCCGCGTAGACCTTCATGCCTTGCTCGACCATCGAGCGGGAAGTCTCGGCCGGTGTGTTTTGGCCGGGATTTTCGCCAACCATCGTCTCCGTGGCACCAGAGATGCGATTGGTGTAGTCGATCAGGAGGGAAAGGAGGCTGAACAGGACGTTGGAAGGCTCGCGGACGGGCAAAGGGTAGATGGATTTGGACAAATCCTCGCCAGTGGAGTCCACACGCTTCCACTCGAACGGGGAAAACGTGTAGATGCCGCCACGAATCTTGGCGCCTCGGCCGAGGAAGCCACCGGCGCCAATGGCCATCGTGCCAGCGTCGATGAGCTGGTTGATTGCCGAGCTGACAGACTCGTTCAGCGGGCCAAGAAGAACACCGAAACCCATGTCGTAGATGGAACCATCGGGGCTCGGAATGAAACCGTACTTGGTGAAGTACTCAGTTGCGCGGATGGAAACGATCTGACCGCGGGAATTATAGGTGATGGCTTCGTCGCGCTCGAAGCGGGCAACAAGGCGGACAACAGCACGGGACTTTTCCTCGATCGTGACAATGTATGGCTCTTCGTAGCCGTCGTGGTCGAGGTCCAGCCAGGTGTGCTGCTCAAGGAACGTGAACGGGGTGGCGGGAGAGGAAAGCGGAGCTGGCGTGCCGACGTGGGGCTGGGGATCAATGAGTGGCTGCGCG